TGTCCACATTCCAAAAACGGGGGGATCGAGCATAGAACAAAAATTTAATATACATAATATAAATGATGAAGTAGATACAGGCGAGTATTTTTATGATTTATCTTCTGATTATTTTTTACTAAATTATCATACATACAATTGCATCTTTGCTTCACATCATTTTATTCCTAAATTAATAAAAGAACATAACCCTGAAAGATACGAAAAGTATAAAAAATTTACTATAATTAGAAATCCATATACAAGGTGTATTTCTGAATATTTTTTTAGAGAACATAAATCCTACTTTGATGACGGGGAATTTCATAACTGGTTTAAAAAATTCTGTTGTGATAATTTTATATGCGATCATTATTTACCACAGGTTGAATATTTTAATGAAATAGACTATGATCATGTAATAAAATTTGAAAATCTTGAAAATGATTTTAATAATATGTGCGATCTATATAATATACCAAAGGGATTACCGTTAGTTAACAGTTCGTCTATCAATACTAATGATTTGGTTGATAAACTTTCAAGTAACTCTATAGATGCCATTAATTCTAGATACCATAGAGATTTTACCGATTTGGGATATAAATTTATGTAATGAAACCTATTTTAGTTACATGTGTTTATGTAGGAAGATCTGATTGGCTTATAGGGGGAAAAGATAACGATGAAGAACTATATGAAACGTCACTAAAAAATCTGAGTAAATTGGATATGCCAATGCACCTTTATTGTTGGCCGTGGATGGTTGATTTGTTAACTGAGATTCTTGAAAGGGTAAAATTTAAACAATATAAAGTTATAGGGTTAGATTTATTTGAATGGCCTCGCTCTTACGAATTATTAGAAACCAAAAAGAAATTTGTATGGTACAGAAATGAATATGAAAAAAAGCATTTTATGTTCTGCCCTCGTAACGAAATTTTATGCCATTGGAAATTAAAATGGTGTCAAAATGCAAAAGATAATGAATGGGGCTGCGACAGGGTAGTGTGGATAGACGCCGGTGTAACCGAATGGTGTAAAATACCTGAGTCTATGGGAGGGTGCGAATACGTTTACCATGTATCAGGTGAAATAGAAAATAGATACCCAGATAGTCATTTTTATCCTGAAAATAAAAATAATATTTTTACACCTAAAATTACCGAAGGATTAAAACGAGTTCTTGAAGATAAAGATTGGTTTAATATTGTTAGTCTTACTGCTAATGATCGTATTCAAGAATTTGATTGGGTAAGTAATAATCACTGGATGAGCCGTAGTCTCAAAAAACTTTACGGGTGGAATAATATAGGCAAACAATTTCCAATTGATGAAGAGAGGATGAAGTTTTATCTTGAAAAAGATAAAATTGTTGGGTTAGATAAAGACCGGTGGGATAATTATCCTTTCTGGACTTTAGCAACTATTTTTGGAGGTAAATTTGAAACTTTAGATCTTATATTTGATGAGTATATGCAACTGTATAATATGTTTACAGATAATCACGATATTATACCCGTAACAGAAGAACCTTATTATAGTATTATAGCAGCAAGACATGGATATAACCTATTTTATTTTGATCAGTGGCAACACGATAAAGAAGATGATCCATGTTTTGTAGGCCAAACCGATAAACCTTTTTACACTGTATTTCTTGATATTATAAATTACGAAAAGCATTAAATACTAATATGATGAAAAACTTTGATTCAATTTTAACCGATTGTCTTTTAGAAAAAGGGTTAAAATATATTAGATTCAAAGTCGATCCGACTATAAACAAAGGGTTCGAAGCTGACAAAGGATATGAAGGTTTTGTCTTGCAAGAGCTTTCTTTAGAAGCATGCGGCGGCCCAATGGGGCTACCACCTATATTAAAGGTTCTTATGCCCGGTGGCGATATGCCAGGTATATTTGACGTCAAAAAACCGGTAATAACTCCTTCGAAGCCAAGAGCTGTAAAGATCTTTAAGAAGTTTATTAGTAAGATGTTAAAAGAAAAAGTCGGTAAGAAAGAAATGCATCAAATACAAAAATCTAATAACATAAACGATATTGAACAATATCTAAAACAAAGTGGTTTAGATGATAAAGATTTATTAGATCTATACAAAAAGGTTTTAAAAAATGCGTAAAACAGATAAAATCTTAGAAAAAGGACTTTGGGATAATATTAACAAAGCCAAAAAGAAGGGTAAAGTATCTAGTAAATGGAAGAATGACCCCAAGTATAGAAAGCAGATGAAGAAGCAAGCTTCTAAAATATCAAAAATGGATGAAATTGCATCAAAATATATAGATATAGAAGCATTATTAGAAGCTAAGAAAGCTACATATTGTGGAAGATGTGGTCATACTCACGTAAAAGGTACCCCTTGCCCTAGACCATTTAAAAAGAAGAAAAAAAAGTAGTTGATAACTTAAGCTTTGATTCTATCATTACTAGATGAGCTTTAACAGTACTAAAATAATTGAATTGGGTAGTTGTGCTTTCAGACAGCCGAGAGCAAAGTCACATTGCAGATTTTTACATGGTTATAGATTACAATCTAAAATTTGGTTTGGTGCAAGTGAATTAGATAATAATAATTGGGTTGTAGATTTTGGAAGTCTTAAAGGGTTAAAAGAAAAATTACAAAAACAATTTGACCATACAACTTGTATTGATAAGGATGACCCACATTTAGAAAAATTTAAAGTGCTTGATGGTCTTGGTGTTATTGATTTAAGAGTAATGCCTGGTGTGGGTATTGAAAAGACAGCTGAGTTTGTGTTCGATGTTGCAGATTCATTTATTAAAGCTGCTACAAAAGACAGGTGTTGGGTAGAAAAGGTTGAGGTTTGGGAACACGAAAAGAATAGTGCAACGTATACTAATCGAGAAGTTCATAAAACCGTTAATGTTAAGTCTCTTACTGAAAAACCAATAGACCCTTCGAGAGTTGACTGGGATAAATTTAGAGATGCTGAAAATTGTGGAACGCAACCTAATCCAAGAGATTTTTATAAAGAAGAAGAAGGCGCTGAATTAGACAATTACGATACAGATGGTACTATCCCTGAACAAAAAATGACCCCATCAGAATACGAATCGCAACAACAACAATTACCTGGTGCAAAACGTGATAAAAATGCTGTTATAGGAGCTCGCGTTGGTAACGTTAAAAGCCAGGGTTTGGGTGATCCTTTTGCAGGTACTAGTTGGGGTTCAGATAAACCTTCTGACCCGATAGCACCGCCAAGAGGATGATTCATAAAGAAAAGGACCCAACAATAAACAAGTTAGCTAGCGACGTCTTTTCGAAGCTAGCTGACCTGTCTAAACCCGACAAGGATGAAAAACCATCGAGCGAAAGTTTAAAGTTTGTTTCTCCCGAGGATGCAATTAAAGAACTTTTAGATATCGATCAAACATCTGATAATACGTGAACTATATGTTTGAGTATTTTACTTCTTACAATATCAGTATTATCAAAAAAGAAAGAATGTATTCCATTACCTTTACTAATATCATTTGTAAAGGCTTTTATAATGGGAGAAAATCCTGACTTACCGTTAATATCTGATTGATTAGAATCACCAACAACAACATATCTAGACCCTTCACCAAACCTAGTTAATAAGGTAGTTATTTCTTGTCTTGTTAGATTTTGTGCTTCATCTATTACTACAATAGAATTTTTAAAAGTTAATCCTCTTGTAAAATTAACTGGTAAACATTTGATATATTCTTTTTTGAATAAAGAATTAGCAGTAGTTTTAGTTACTAATTCATCCAGTTTATCCATCATAGGTAATGAATAGGGAAGAAATTTTTCATCTAATTGCCCCGGTAAATGCCCTATTTTTTGATTGGCCGATTCTACTACACTTCTAATGTAAATAATTTGCTCTAATTTTCCTGCTGCTAATAATGTTAGTGCTCCGAAAACACTTAAATAAGTTTTTGCTGTTCCAGCAAATCCATCTGCAAATACTATTTTAGTATCCTGTTCTAATAGGGTACTTACAAAGTTCTTTTGGTTCTCTGTAAGGGCATATCTATTCTTTACATTAAAGTTTAAATCCCAATCTACAAGAAGGTCTTCCCCTTGTAGTTGTTCCGACTCGAAAACCGCGGCTAACCGCTTAGCTTTTCTTGCCATACTTTTAATATTTAATCTTGAAAACTATCTTTTATGTGTTATAATAACCGATATGAGTTTAGGTCAAGAAACTATCTTTCTTAGTGACGATAAGGTATTTTACACTATCGAAGGTGAAGGTGAATTCGTTGGGTACCCTTCAGTTTTTATGAGATTGTCTATGTGTAATCTAACATGCATTGGATTTAAATCTGAAGATGCACCATATGGTTGTGATAGTTATATTTCATGGAGTGTAAAGAATAAAATGACTTTTTCCGAGATCGAATGTATGATGAACGATCAAGGATATAAAGAACATTTACGAAATGGAGCTATACTTAAATTAACCGGTGGTGAGCCTCTTATTCAACAAGCAAAGCTTCTTAAATTTATTGATTATCTAAAACAAGAATGGGGATTTGTACCTCGTATAGATTTTGAAACTAATGCAACTCTTTATCCTGAAGATAGGTGGGTTACTGAATTTGAAGCAACATTTACAACTTCACCTAAACTAAGATCAAACGGTGACCCTAAAAACAAACGATATATAGAAGAAGTATTAGACTGGCATTCAATGCATAATTCAGGATTTAAGTTCGTGGTGCAAAGTCGAAGAGATATGGACGAAATTATGACTGAGTATGTTGATAAGTTTGATATACCACCCGGCCGAGTATGGTTAATGCCATGTGCAGGTAGTCGTGATGAACATATTGATGTAGCAGCAGATGTTGCTGAGT